ATATGATTTTGCCATCTCATCCTGCTTTGGAACATCTTGAACGATTGGCGCTTGATCGGTTTTCGCAACCGCTGGAGCACGAACTGGAGTCGAAGATACCTCTTCATCACTTGCAGGTTCAATCATTAAAGGCTTAGGCTCTGCTACAAATTGCGCTTCCCTATCCGTTGCTGGCTCTACCATTAATGCCGGACTTGGTTCCGCTTCAGAAGGATCTGGAACCTCTCCGCCATCAGCCAATTTTAATGCTTTAATTTTAACATGCAATGCGGGACTAATTGAGTTCTTAGAGATGTGAAATTCAGACCCATCAGGGTGCTTTATTTTGAATACCTTCTCATCTTCTCCGATCAAGTTGTATTTCATTACTTTGACCGCTTTCTTTTAACCTTTAATACATCCGTATAATCGATATCTTTTTTATCTTCCGTTTTCATTAACTGATCAATAAACTCTTTTGCTTTATCTGGGTCTTTAGCTTTAGTTCTTGGTATCACGATCTCGCCTGGAGAAAGCATTGCTGGTACAACATCGTTATGTTCAGAATCTCCAGCTACTTTTGCCTTCCCTTCGATTCTTCCGCCTTTTGCTCTACCACCAGCAGCTCCAGCCGCAACAGACCCGCCAGCCTGTAAAACCCCACCAATTACGCTCTGCCCAAGTTGAGCAGCGTTAGCAGCATTCTGTCTTGCAACTTCGGCATTAAGTCCTTGCGCTCCAGATGCTCCTTGGCCATACATTTGCTGTTGAGCAAGATTGGACCGATACATTTGATCATACAAAGATCCAAGATCCCTGGTTGCCTGGATCTGTTGTTGCTGCTGCAAAAGAGCTGATCCTAGTGCGCTTTTCTGATTCTCGTTTGAGGCAACGTTTGATCCAAGCCTTGCTGCAAGCGCTGGGTTTAAACCCCTTTGAGAGGCAATAAGACCTTGAGCATTAGCTATGTTGTTTCCAACATTGTTTAAATATTGAATCTGAGATGGATTAGGACCTTCTCCTGCCATTTGTTTCTGGAGTGCGGTAGCCAAATCTCCTTGCATTCCAAATATGCCAGAACTTCTATTTTTTAATTCCTGAAGATCAGCAGAAACTGACTGAGTGTACGGATCTTGCGCTTGATATTCATTCGTAGTCCCGAAGATACTACTAAGAGTGCTTCCCATTTATAGCTCCAAAATAAAGGATTCAAAAAAGCCTACAGACTTAAATCCAAACGTCTTTGCTCTTTTGCTAATTACATCAAGCTGCGTGTCACATTTTATCATGCGACATTTATGGAACACAGCATTTTCAATTAATTTATCTGTAATCTGATTGAGCGCGTCATTCCTTTTTTCAGGATCAGATGCAGGATTAGACATATAACAATCTATAATCCCGATAGCGCTATCTGTATAATATAGAAATCCACAAGCAATATCAGGCACAATAAACCCAACCTTAGGGAAGAATCGTGTGTCTGGCATTTTCTTCCCTCTAACTTCAAACCATTTTCCAATTTCATCAAAATCTAGCTCCGCAACTCTTCTAGCCAACACTCTTGGTTCCTCCAAGTTTATTAACGCCCCGCTTCACTCCTGCTTCAAAGCTAATATTGGTCAAATCCACATATTCAGCGCTTGATCCAGTGGTTGTTTCTTGGATTAATAACGATAAAGAATCACATTTCTGTTGAGGAAGGCGTTCTCTGTATTGGAACACCCCGCTAGCAGAAGCCGCTCCAAACGCATACGTTATTGCAGATTGAAACGTAGTAGAGAAATCATAAGCCGCTTGCACAGATAGATTATGACTTGCAGAATTCCCATTGGTAAAATCTCCAAGCATAATAAGTCTTTTTATCCTCTGAAACCCTTGAATAGAGGCAAAAGATAACCACGACGTCTGAATTAATAAAGAATAGGCCGTAGCGTTATCTAAATAAGAACTGGAAGATTCTTTAAAAATAGAACCGCTAGTTGTGGCATAAACATAAAGGCCATTCCAAGCAGTAGAAGAAGTCCCTGTATAATTAGTAAATGTCGCCCATTTATTGAATATGTAATCATAAACTAACGTATACCCGCTTGAGCATAGAAATCTTACTTGACTCTTTCCTGGAACTAGTGTCGCTCCAGTAACGGTTTGTGAGTTATAAGACTCAACATCGGCGCCAATATACCCTACTTGTAGGTTTCTTGTTAAGAGATAGATCCCATTATCAGATTTAAACATCACCCCGTTAGGAAGAGTGATTGTACCTTTAGCTTGAGAAATGCCAACATCGCTTGGGATAGTTTGAGGAAATGATAACGTAGATCCGCTACCAACATCATTTGCTCCATCTCCTGATTGAACAAAGAATCCAGTTTTCTTGCCAATAATGAGCTTTTCGTCCATCTCAGCAAGACCAGTTATTGGACCAAATTTTGGATCGATCTCTTGAGTAAGAAAAGCTGATGGGCTTATCCCTACTTGGTTCTCAGCGCTTTTCGTATACCAAATAGTATTAGGATTCTCCGAATCAACAAACCAAAGCCTGTTGTTGTGCGGAATCATAATCATGGATGGAGCAGGAGCTGTATTATCTAATACAGAGCTAGCTGGATAGGTGTATGGCTGATTTCTTGATGTAATGCTTGCGTCAGCAAGGTTATCTGCAACTGCAATCACTCCTGCTAATGGTAGGCCGCCAGGCAATCCAACCCCTATTGAGTTAACCAAATAATAAGTCGAACCAGTAGTCCCGCCAGCTCCAGTCGTTCGAAATAAGGCAACACTTATTAGTTTTGCCGAAAGAAATGTAGTTGTAACTCTTATTTCTAAAGCATTAGAGCCAACATTTACATAAGTCTTCGGTAAAGATGGTTCTGATTGATGTAAATTCCCTTGGTTATCTACCCATTGGTAGATCGCAATATAATTGTATGTGCCAGATGCTACGTTTCCAGCCCCACTTGTAGTTACGTTTGTAACCTCTGGGAACAGGTGAAATCCAAGCTCTACGCACGCCGCACCATCATACATTTGAAGATTAGCGCCATTTAGTACTGCTAAATTGCCTGAGTTTTTTGCGATATACCCATTACTGCTATTGAAATCAAAAGAGTAAGAATAAGCCTGAATCTCTCCAGCACCGATATAGGTGGTAGAACCAGCGGCTGCTTGCACCAATATTCCACTTGTTAAGTAAAACTTAGTTGAACTAAACGAGGCAACATTGGCACTAGTTAAAATCGCCGTATAATTATAATTGTAAGAAATAGCGGTTCCTTGAGCAAACCTAGCTACAACGTATGGAGGAGGTAATTGGTTTGCAGCAACGTAATTCAATTCTACAATAAATAAAGTTGGTTGATTCGCTGTCGGCAACGCAGATGTCATCGTTGCAACAAGATCGGTTGTTCTATAAACAAACGCTGCGTAGTTCTTACTGCCAACAGTAAAGGAATGCGATACCGGACAGACACCATATGCAAATAAGCTTGGAGTACCGATCACTCCAGCATCTGTTGCTGTAACTTGATTACTATATTCAAGATAACGGCCGCCGCCGCCATTTGTTATAAATTGCCCATAATACAAAGTCTGCTGAGATGCGCTATTAGACTTTGTGATCATGTTTGAGACGTAATAAGGAGACGCAAGAGCAGCGATTGTAGTAGCTGCTAACACAGAACTTAGCGTGGAACTAACTACTGCATAGCGAAGTGACAATGATGTTAAATTGCCCGCACCATCGTTTGTACTAATGTTCCAATACGCCCAAATATTATTATTAGAAGTGGTGCTGATATGAACATTGAATGGGTTTGCTGCTGCAAAGGTTGTCGAACTAATAGCAAGTGCTGTGGACAAGGTCGAAACTGTAATTCCTGGTGTTGCACTTTGAGAGTAAATAAATGCCCCACCAGTTGCCGTAGCTACTGCATCAAATAACAAACCAGAAGCAGTGGTCGTGAGCTGTGTTTCTGCAGAAAACGTCACCACACCACTACCAGAAAACGTTACTGTTCTAGCGAAATACTGATTGGCTTGCCCACCACCAGCAAACGATGCCTTACGATATATGATGCATAAAGTAGTGCCCCCTAATGTTAGGCACTTGACCTGCAATACTTCAAAACTAGCAAAAGAATAGACACTACTATTAACAATTGTTGCTCCAGTAGTGAGATCCACAACTGAGCCCCAAATATTGTTCGCTGCATCAGAATACCCATAAAGAGCATAGTTCCCAAGAATTGCTACATCGGAAACCCCAGTTGATTGGTACTGCTCAGATAAAATCGTTCTAGATAGCTCTACAGAAGTATAATTACCCTTAGATATCCAAGCATCCTGATTAGATGAGTAAGATAAAAGAAGGTTTTGATCAGCTGCAATAAGCTCATCATTATACGAATGCACCATTGAAGGAGCAGACAAAGTCCCAACACTAGCAATAGTGGTCCCAAGAGCAGTATTGCCTGGCCTTTTTTGAATCCTACCAGGAGCGGTAAATACTCCGTTTTCTACTCTTAAAAACCTACCAACTACAACAGCCTTTGGATCTGTTTTTGTATCGACCCCGTTAGAAAACTCAACAGGGACAACTTGCTCTTGTAATGGTGCCATCAGCCTATGCCACACACTTTCTATTCATTTAAGAAATACTGACACTATACATGTCGTCGAACATCTAAGGTTAATCGTTGTAGTGCTTACATTAGATCCAGATAATGATGATGTAGTCGGAGACCATACTCTGGTGTCTACATTAGGGCATCCGATCACAATGATCGTAGGAGCATATCCAAGAGAATGACTAATTAGATTATCTTGCCCAGAAGTTAAGCCAATATTACTAAGAAGCGTCCCACCGCTTAATGGAGCTGTCTGAAGAGGGATTAAAGCAAGATCAACGTTATCTTGAAACAACGAAATATCTTGTTTATCGAACGTAATCTTATTTAACATGCGCTAAAAAGACCCCCAACCGCTTCCTGATCCAGTTGGCCACCAGAAATCACTCCATTGAACATCCGCAACAGTAGCTCCATTAGCAGCATCTCTATTAGCAGCCATATCTATTAATCTCTGCTTCATTACTTGCTTCTGTGCAGCAAGAAGACTTACATCACTTTCTTCCTTACCCATTGCTTTTAGTGCAGCATCGATCACAACGTATTCTTCCCAACCAGATACTCCGTCAATTGTCTGTGACTCACTCCAGCATCGAACAAGTTGATTCGATGCAGTAACAGTCGCAGCTGCACTCACAGTAAAGCTAACATTAGTTGTAATCGTTGAAATCGTAGTCCCAGTTGCAAATGCAGACAAATTCCCAGGAGCCTGCACATACATTCCAGTCGATAGATTGCTAGTATCACTACACGTAACAGTAGTAGTCCCAGCTAATCCGCAAATCACTTCAGGCTGAATATCTGTAGGCCTTGGTACATACCATAGCTGAATAGTCTGACTTGAGGATGGGATTGGAGTGAACCAAATATTATTACCGTTTAATCGGTATCTAAGGTTCGTTACTCCATAAAAGCTTTGGAAATTAGGCACAGCGTACCTATTTCGATCAGAAAAATTAAACGGTCTAATGGTTACATAAGATCCTGGATTGCCAGGAGACAACGCCAGATCCACTCCAAGAAGCTTGTAGAAAGCAGGGGCAGCATACGCCGCCCCTGTTACTGCATTTGTAAATGAAGTGGTACCATCCGGAAGAGCATACAACTGAGATGACCCATTAGTAGTAAATGTCACCGGAACATTTACATAATAGTCATTCCCATATGCAGCTATCAGAAGATCATAGAGCTCTTTATAAGAGCCCATAATGTTTCTATTCCATTCCGAAGTAGATAAGAATGAAGAATTAAGTTGGTCGGACCTTTCTTGAGATTGAAGTCTCAAGCTCTCAAGAGTAACTATTCCTGGTCCAGACATATCCTTATTCCCCCATCATATCTTGCTCTTCGTCTTCTTCCATTATCATCTCATGAAAGGCCTTTAGACAAGAAGCTAAGCTTTGTACCGACTTTTTCTCTACTGCGTGCAAAATGTCTTCGGCAAAAGCAGTATACTCGTTATGCTCACCTTCTTCAGGCATCACATGAACTTCTGTAGTGCCTCCGTCTTTTTTCATCTTAGATAAAATGACCGATACTGCCTTCTTCTTATCATTAAGAATCATAAGAATTCCCCTTAATAGGTAAATGGCAATGGATGAACAGTTACTCTACCTGCAGTAGCTGCACTCGTTACAGTTCCATCTGTAGTCGAGAAGTTAGCTCCAATATAAAACTGCCCACTACCCGAGTTCGTTGATCCAGTGCTTGGAGCAAAAAACACAGCCTGCATTGGGATGTTCGTCGTAGTTGGAGCAAGTGTAGTTCCAACTGCAATTGCCATCGTCGGAGAGTTTGGACCTAGGTTCAATACGCTAAAAGCAGCAGGAACCTTTGTTCCACCAACACCGTTAAATGTTGCAGTAATGTTTAAAGAACTAAGCGTCGTTGCAGCACCAGTATTAGTGATCGCTACAATAGCAGTAGTCTGTTGGTTAATATAAAGGTTATTCGGAGATGCAACCACTACAGCAGATAGTGCAGCAAATGCATTCGTAGTCAAACAAACTGCAAGTAGCAAAAACGCTACAATTTTATTAAATCTCATTAGTTTATCCCCTATGGAGCAGTTGAATTTTTAAGAGTGAATTCAAAATACATCGCTTCGCCACTTGCTGGATCTGTTGCAGCAGGTGTATCAGCGTCATAAAATTGAAGTTGCACAGAACATGTATCTGCCGTTGCAACGCTATTGGCAACTATTGCCATAATAGGCGCTGCAGGAGCAGCACTTGATGCACCTGATGTATCGTAAGTAACGTTAATCCCTAATAGCTTGTAATATACATCAAGCATTCCTGCTTGAGTTCCAAATACAAACGTATATAGACCAGTGCCGTCCCTGGTTACCGATACAACCCCTTTACTCGAAAACCCAGAAGTCACCAAAGTCGGTGCTCCAGTAGATCCATAAGTAACGTTTGCGAAAACTTTCACTACTCCAGGCGACAACGTAAATGCCTGGTTGTTATAATATCTATTTGCCATTTTATCTTATCCTTCCGGTATTACCCGTGGGCGGTTTCATCTTACGATAGCCCCCCTCGTAAGAAGTAGAGTAGAGTGCCTACTCTAAACTTTCATAAATCTTCGTACCTTTTTTGAGATTCTCCGATTTTGATAAATATTGTAAATTGTACGGGACATGTAGGCCAGATACATTTTTCCCGCTTATCGGAATAATATGGTCCACATGAAATCCTTTTGGACAGTTTTTATATATCTCTATTATTTGCTTTTTATCTGCCCAAACAGGGGTAGCCAACCTAACTCTTTTCTTTCTAGATAAGAGATATGACTTATAATATCCCCAATTATCTTTCTTCCATTTAGCAGTTCTTTCTCTGCTCTTTTGCTTAGATGCTTCGCCGTAAACTTGAAGAGAATCAAGAGTTCCTGATCGACGAATCTTCATATAATGCTTGTGGCATAAGTCTTTGGCGAACCCCTTTCGATCACATGAGGGCACATTACAAATCAGGTCTTTTTTAAACGGAATTCCTCTCTCAACAGAACTTTCAAATAAAGGGGAACCATGTCGTCTGTCTTTATCGTAATGATGCCTGCAGTACCCATTCGAGTAATACAAACGGTTACAATTTTTAAGAAAACACTCCATGGTCCCCTTCATATTTACTAATTATATCAAGCGCTTAGCTTGACCACCTCGTTCCAACCGGGAGCGTTGGTTCGCAGATTGTAGTAAGCACCCACTCTGACTTCGCCTGCATCACTATTGTACACACGAAGCATCTCTAAGCCATCCCCATATCGTAGAATTTGAGGAACGTCTCCAAGACCTTCTAATGCCCAAGTGTCCATCTGCAAAAGATATCCAAAGTTCGGCTGACAGTTTCTATCAGGGAATACATCGATCGTCGTATTCGCTCCATGAACTCTAATCCCACGGAATGCAATCTCAGCAGGACCAGAATGATCGATATAAACGCACTTTGCGCCTAGCGACTTTTCTAATGCGCCCCAGCTTGCGAAGTTGGTGATACATACTTTTGGCTTACCACCTTCTCGTGCTACCAAGCTCGATCCGTCAATCAATGCTTCTTCAATCGACTGAGCAGAGCCGTCATAACGACCACCACCAAGTCTCCATGTATCAACCGATCTGTCTACACCGTAGAACATATCGCCAGAAGTTGGAGCTGTGAATGGAAGCCAAGCAGCAAGACCGCTCGATTTCAAGTTGTTATCGCCTTGTACCAATAGGTAGTCGTTCGCAGACCAGCCTGATGGAGTTGCTGCAGTACCACCCATAGAGGTGGATACCGTAAGCGTGCCAGCAGATCGGTTTACAGAGATTACATAACCAAGAGCAGCTCTTGGAGTAGCGCCGCCATCAGTTGCGTTTGCTTGAAGTACCATGTTTACTTCAAACTGAACGATGTTTGATGCAGAGGTCAACGTGATCACACCAGTCGATACTGAACCACTGATCTGACCAATCGAACCAGTTCCACTTCGGAAAATGGCTGAAGCAACAGAGTTAGTGCATGAACGAATTGCTCCGTCGATCACTAGCTTCGATCCTTCCAAAAATGCCATCTTGTCAGTCCTACTTGCCAGCATCGTTTGGTTATCAATCGTTGCAATCGAGTAATCACTTACTCGAGTAAGCAAGAACGACTGAATCTGCACAGGAGATTGGTTCCCTTGTGCATTGCTAAACGTGGACGAACGGCCCTGTGACACGCCGGTGATTATAGGTCAAATTTGTTACCCTAAAGGCTTTTTATCCCTTAGTTCTTATGGTTTCCCATAAGTTCAGCATATATTTTCACTCTCATTAACTGAGAGGTTGAGCACTCGTGGAAGGGTTATATTCTATCTTTTTGTGCTTTCTTTGATTTTCTTCTGCCCATAATGGCTGGAGATTCAAATAGTGACATGCTTCATTTAAAGAACGCTCATCTGTCAAATCAAAGCTAGCAAGAGGTTTAATATGGTCTAAATGCCATAAACCATAATTATCCCAACTCATTCCATCTTGGAATTTTGATTCAATATATATTTTAAATTGATCAAATGGAATCCCAAGTCTTTGAATGGTTTTGGATCTCTTACTAACTTTAGTTCGTTTAATAGCCTGCCATAGAAGAAATCTCATATTCTTTTTCATTCTAAAGACAGGATCTTTGCGTCTTTCTCTTTCATACTCTCGACGATAGATATCCATTTTTTCTTTAATCTCTGCTCTTTGTTTCTTTCGTTCCGGATATCTACCAATATCATAAGCTTTCAATCGCTCTTTATTTGCTTCTCGATACGCTTTGCATCTATCCTTATGATAATTTTTCGTTCGACCGTAGTTGTTGGCATGTCTAACTTTTAAACACTGTATACAAATTGTATGGAACCCATCTTTAGAAGATTTTCTTTTATAAAAATCCCCCATTGATTTCCATAGTTTACAATCTGTACACTTTTTCACGATAGGTTCACCTTCTATGCGTTACGATGATTGCAATTATTATACTGCAATTTATCTCGGTATTAGCGTTCTCTTTCGAAATTAGCCTTCACCGATATTGCTCAATTTACTTGTAATCTATTACTAGACTACGCCGACTACCCATTAATCGGCTTATATTTGCCCGTTTTGTTATCGCCGTGGTTTTTTATCCTCGGCTTCAAGCATTTGTTTTTATGCTTGCTCAGCGTACATTTTCAGCCCAGTGGGCTGCTTCCGACTCTTGGGATTCTATCATCCGAATCCTACGCGTTACACCCGGAGCAATCCTTGCTCTCGGCCTCGGGATTCCCATCTCAGAGTCCCCCGACCTTCGGAAGTTATTCACTAATCAATCGCTTGATTAGGCGGCAGCTAAACCGAAATCGGTGTTCTTTTTCACCATCGCTAAAAATGGGTTATCCGCATACACTAAATTTTCTACAACCTGGCCCAGATTTGTTACTCGCCTTTCGGCGGAAGAGACCGCTTCGGATCTCTCTCAAGGGCTTCTTTTGTTATACCCTTGTTCAGACTATCGCATCCCTTTCGGGTTCTCTCATTTAGTCGTTCAGGCTGCTTATCGCTTGCCCCTTGTTGTCCGCTTCCGGAGTTCCAAGTCAATTAGAGAGAATTTTACTACGACAGCTTTTGTTTATCGTAGAGCTCTTTAAGAGCTGCATTCCATTCATGTTCCCGTTGAGTTTTTTATCTCAACCTCAATCAATTTTTTTCTCGATTGTTTGGCGTACATCACAACCCTATAAGGGTCCCGGATACTCTTGGTGGCTTATATTCTCTTTTGAGTTTCATCCACTACGCTCTACGGTTTTGAAGCTTTTTACAGCTGTCAATTACCTCGGAATTGCCGTTTCAGGATTTCCCGATTTTACCCAGTTTTCACTCACCCGTTACCGGATGAGGCCACAAATGTTTATGGCACTCAGGTCCAAATATTGGCTCATTGAAATATCCTTATAGTTATAAATTAATATTAAATATTTAAGATGAGGCTGACATGCCATTAATGATAACGAAGCGCGTATTCGCACTTTTAGGTCACGCTATGGTTCTTGATTACAAATAAGTTCAGTCGACTATCTAAATTATGCCTCTATTGTCCCAATGCTGCAAGAGCTCTTCTAATCCTGTCATTTTCAGTCTTTTGAGGAAGAAGACTAGGGGCACTAGAAGTATTCATGCTGTTATTAAGAGTAACTGAAGATTTAGGTTCTTTATTTTTGTCTTCTGCTTGCTTGTTAGCCAAGAACTTACTTTGAAATTTCTTAGATTCTTTAGAAGTTCTCTCCAGTTCTGATTCTAGGAAGTCTTCTACCAGTGCACAAGCTTCATCAACCGATAGGACCTTCTGTTCTCTTTCGAAGTATTCTTCTACAGTTTGAAATACTAAATCTGACGCATCGTATAATTTAGTTAATTCATATTTTTCAGTGTTTTGCTCAATATGACCAGTGATACGATCTTTAAATGCTTCAATTACCTCAGCTTCTGCTTGTGCTTGCGCTTGTCGTTGGATTTCTAGGGATTGTCTTTCTCTTTGTTCTTGCTCTTCTTTAAATCTTTGGATCTCATCTTTTACTGATTTGATCTCAACATTTGGATCGAATTTCCCGTCATTTAAAGCTGCATTAGTGATGTCTTCGTAAGTAAGATTTCTTCTTTTAAGCGCTTGAAGAGGGTTAGATCTGAATTCTTCTTCCCATGCTTGTTCTCGCTGTTGAATGGCAGCTTCTCTTCTTGCGAGATCTTCTGCTCTAGCTTTTGCTTGTTGAGATAGCATTCTTGCGTATCGTTCTTTTTTAGCAAGAGCCGCGAACTTGGAAGACATGTCTTCTGGTTTAGTTTCAACAGTAGCTTCTGTTTTAGGAGCTTCTACTGGGGCGGTTGATTCAACTAGTTTTGCTGCAGCTGACTGCATGGTATTTAGAACTTGTTCGCTCATGGTATCTCACTTTCGTATTAATGATTACTAATGAAGTCCCCAGTCGACCTCGAATACTGTGGTCACTATTCCGTCTTCGATCATCATCGCTTTGTCTACTGGGAGCTTTTTATCTACAAAGATATGGCATCCTGCCCAAGGTCTATGAATCCTGACTGTAGCGGGCTCTTTATTTAAGAATGAAAAGAACTTTTGATTACACCAGAACCCATCTTTTAGATTTGTTACAGATCCACCTTTAACGGATATGCAATTAATCTTAGGAATCAAGCAACCGCACCCCTAACATTAGGGATTAAATCGCTTACAGGAGGCGATGCCGGTGCTGCAGGAGGTATCGCTGGCTGCTGCGGAGCGATTGCTTGTGCTGCTTTTTGTTCTAAAATATCTATTTGATCCATAAATTGACGGATCATATCAAGCTTTTCTTCTTCCAGGTTATTTTGCTTACCTTGAGCATAATATTGAAGAGCAAGCTCTCTAGCTAAGGATAGGTTATCGAACGGATCTGGAGGGGTGTAGACACCTTCTTCGACGATCTTTTCTAGTAGTTCGCATAGGTATTCTTCAGCAGCATTAGCAAGATCTTCTGCTTGTTCTAGATCTGGGAAGTCTAGGAGCTTTCTACCAGTTCTAGGATTAATAAACCCTGCTTGAATGTATTCTTGAATCGTTTGAAGCCTACCAGCTGGTTCTTGAGGTAGAGATGATACTGGAAACATCTTAAGGATGTATTCATCCTTTTCCATATCCACATCGCTCCAGTCGATTGTCTTAATGAACTTATTCTCAGGTACTTTTACTTTATACTTCTTGTCTGATTCGTAGATATCTTTTGCACAATCAAGGCTTAATGAAGCTAGAGCTAAATGATAAGCCTCATATTCTTGCCCTATTGTCATGAATCTATCTGATTCTATGTTGTTATACTCTCTTAAGGCTTTACCTGAGTTTAGGCCTGCTGGCTTTTGAGCAGAAGCTGATAACTGAGATATGCCTGCTTGTTCGTATGCAGCATTCTTTAGATTCATTAAATGAGAATACATCTCAAGAGATACTATTTGTGGAACCACGTATTGCGGAGGAGTTCCAGAGTACGAAACAATCGATCCGATATCGTTTGATATCTTTTCAGATACTATTTTTGATCCGTTTTCAATTAAAACTTTAAAAGATCCTGCTAAATGAAAAGATCTTTGAATGACCCACAGGATTTTATTAATTTCAAGTTGAATGTTTTGTATTTGTTCAACTAGCCCTTGTCCCCAGTATCCATAGACTCTTTTGCACCAGCTGAGTCTAGCAAACGGGAAGTATGGTTTGTCCCATTGTTCCTCAAATAGAGTGCCATTGATCAAATTAATTGTATGTAAGCCATCTGAAGCGTCTGGACCTGATGGTAAATGCCAGGATTCGAATACTGTGATTTGATCAGAGATATTTTGAACTACTCCAACCATTTCAGCGCTAGCAGAGTTAGCATTTTCTATAATCGTTTTATGCTCAGGAAATGTTTCTAGTAATACGTTTCTATCAATATTTTTTACTCTATGTAATTGCCTTGGTTCATCATAAAAGCCATCTACCCAATCAACGTACATCTCTGATGCTATTACTCGCTCGAATTTAACTCTGCCATTTTTTGCAAATACATGAACAAAACCGTTTCCTGTTATGCATGCATCTCTAAAGATAATTGGGGATAACGTTCCTATGTTGTTTTCATAGAAAATGCCATCCATGAACTTTTCTAATTTCTTAGCTTTTCTTTGGATCTTATAATCACCACCAGAAGTAAGAAACATTGGCTTTGGCTTATTTTTAGCCATTTTAGCAGTGATTGTGTCTACAACGCTTTGGCAAACGTTATAAGTTAGCCTATCTTTCATTGATCCTTGTACGGATTGCACTTTGGAGTATGAGACGCCATTAACTCCCATTAGGTTAGCGTTCCCATAAAGCCTTGTTGAGATCTGATATTGAGTTTGTCTTTTGCTATCGTATTCAGAAATGAACTTAACAGTGGCTGTAACAGCAGCTGCTCTTTCTGATTTTGGAGCTTTCCACCACTGCTTATAATTTGGGTTCCCCATACTACCAGGCCCATTAGGTCCGAACTTTGTGTAGTCGATTGCCATCTTAGTTATTCCTTACTCTCTGTGTATAGAGGTCCCATCTCTTCGTTAGTCGGCATATCTTCGCTAGAAGCAAATAGCATTGCGCTATCAGGAGGCAGTGAATCAGATAATACTTTAGCAAGATCCTGAGGAGCTAATGACATTGGTTCTGGAATATGTGCAAAAAACTCTAGTTCTAATGCCCCGCATTTAAAGAATTTAATATTATTCTCTTTTCCAAGCTTAATTAATTGTTTCATTAGCTCAAGATCAGTCATTCAAACCCCATCTTAAGATCAGCCCAAAGATCATCCTGCTTACTGGATTCTAACTGATCTATAATCATTTGTTCAGCTTCTTTTGCTTGTGCCTCAAACCACTCATTTGTCATAGGCTTATGTTTAACTTGTTCTGGAGTTGATAACCAATGAAGTGCTTCAGAAAAGGCATATTGGACAGAATCACAGATATCTGAGTGAAAGTTACTGGATATTTTAGGTTTCTCCGGATTTATTAGATCCGTTTCCCATTTCACTCTATTGCAGTCTTGAGCAAACATAGAGTCTTTATGAGCAAAGAATTTACTCATGCGCATTGCATCATTTAAGATCTCTATCTTCTCAAGCTTTCTATCCTTCTCAGCTGCTACTACTGGAAGAGAATACCGACGTCTAATCTCTTCCACGATCTTTTTCCCAAGACCACCGGTATCAACAACCACTTTCATCGGGTTAAAGCGCTTAACTATAACATCTATTTTATCTGCTAATTCTGTAATGGTCTGTCCGTAATCTATTTCTTCGTGCACCAGATAGGCAATTTTCCGATGCTTATGCCAGCCGATAACTGCAATCGCGTCTGCATCATCAAACCCTAAGTCTACTCCAACTACAAAGTCCCAATCATACGAATAATCGATCGAATCGTAATGGTTCTTTTTAGAATCATACTTGTAAACGAGAGAGTCTATATCTAGAACCCACTGCCCTTGCCATTCTCTAAGGAGAGTTGGGTTATTATGCTCCCACTGCTTTTTTTCGATAAGATTTTGAACAAACCCACTAGCATCTTGAATGTATGGGTTATCGTAAATGCTCCAGAAGTGAACAGAGAAGCCATATTTTGCTTTATCGGTTACATCATAGAAGTAACCAAAAGGGACTGGTCCTGGAGTTCCTGTTAGAGCAAGCCATCCATCTGGGTAATCGATTATAGCTGGAGTAAGTACATCATCTACTAGAGTGACTAGATGCGAAGAATAGTCCTGAGCTTCGTCTATGCCAGCTCCAGGAGTTTTTATTCCCTTTAATCTTCGAATGAAGTTCTTCATATCAGCTCCGAATAGCTGAAGTCTTGCTCCATTCTCGATTGTCATTGTTAGATTATGCTCTGTGAATACGGCTTTGATCTTTTCTTCTTCTGTATGCTCTTTAAGCATTTCCCACATGATGTTTTTTGCTGAATCACGTGTAAGAGCAAGATACGGGCATAAGCATCTTGGATACTTTTGCATCGTTTGTAGAAAGCGCCTAGCTAGTCCATTAGATTTACCTGCTCTTCTAGTACATAGAGCAGCAATAAACCTGGCATTATCTTCTACAAATGCATCTTGCTTAGGAAACGATAAGCCTCTGGATTTACCGAACGCGTTTTTCTTTTTTCTTCTCTCTGAGAGGACCATTAATGCCGTTATTTGATCCTCTGTCAGCATTCATTAAGGTGTCACTATAACAGGAGCTGGTTGTTCTGCTGGTGCAGGAGTTACCGCTGCAGCACTAATTGCTGATACATCCGTTCTAATTGAGGCGACTTGATCCATTAGCTGTTGCACTCGTTCTTCTATTGAAATTTGAGGAGCATTGTCTGGAGACCTTGTAAAAGATTGCCCATCGTAATCACAACCTATTCCAGGGTTAGATTCATCATGAGTAATATCCACGACTGAATCCCATTCAGCTCTAATCCGGTCAGCAAAGCTTGGATCCTTAGCTACAATGATATTAAACACTTTTTGGTTTTTAATCAAAGCAAACCTAAGAAGTGGAAGACCAGTACCTTCGTCTATTAATATTTCAGCCATAATTTACTCGTACCATTCTACAACGATTAAACCATTAGATCCTGCAGCTCCAGCCCCACCGGTTCCTCCGGCGCCACCAGCCGTGCTTCCACCGCCGCCGCCGCCACCACCACCGCCTCCGCCGCCGCCGCGACCTCCGGTTCCTGCAGTTGCAGCAGATCCTGTTGATCCAGTACCACCAGTTCCAGCATTGTTGCCGTTACCACCAGCAGCTCCGTTACCACCAGCAGCTCCAGCACCAGCAGCTTGTCCAGCGACTTGGTATTCATCCCCCATGCCGCCGTATGATCCCCCACCGCCGCCGCCGCCGCCGCCATTTGTTCCGCCTGATCCTGTACCAGCACCCCCACCTGAAGATGCTGTAGATGCGGTTGCAAAGTATAGCGATGCAGTAGTTGCTCCCTGAGATCCAGCAGTACCAGTACCTGTTGCAGCTCCGGCTCCGCCAGCTCCTCCGGTCCCGCTTGTAGCAGACCCAGCTCCTGTACTTTGTCCGCCGCCGCCTGTTGCAGCACCGCCTGATCCACCAGCCCCAGCTGTTCCAGCAGACCCGAAGTTGCCTACGTTACCGCCAGTAGCTCCAGTTCCACCAGCTAAAGTAGATACTCCAAAACTTACTAATGATCCAAACGAAGTAATTCCGCCTGCGTTACCAGTTGTACTCGCAGATCCGTTAGTTCCAGCAGCGCCACCAGCGCCTCCTGAAGTACCTGTTCCTCCAGAACCAATTGTAACTGTATATGCAGTATTTGGCACAACCATAACCTTAGCCATAGCGCATGCAGCCCCTTGGCCACCTCTTCCGCCTGATCCCCCGCCACCGCCGCCGCCTGTTGCACCAGTAAAACCGCCACCGCCGCCGCCGCCGCCTGATCCGCCACCTGCTGCGCTTCTCCCAAACACAACTACAGTTGTAACTCCAGGAGGAGCAGTCCATGTGCCAGAAGCTGTGAATACTTGCCTTGCGACTTTTTGCGCCATTTATTCTACCTCAATCATAATACAAACCAATTGGTCCCATCAGATACAAAAAGCCATGATCCCCAATCAGTACCTAGAATCTTACTAGCCGCAGTTCCATCAATTGTTTCCGATGCGTTTCTAGCTACTGTAATATTATTTGTTCCTGCCTGGCCGGTTGAATCTTTAATATAAAAGCATCTACGACCAGAAGGGGCAGGAAGAGTGATGGTTCTAGCCGCTGCTGTACTGACTAACAGGATATAATCTGTCGATTGGACACTAACGTTACTGCTGATAGCAACCGTGTTCCCAGATGCTAGATTGATCCCACCGCCAAAGCTAAGGCTTCCACCGATTCCATGGCCACCAGTTACGATTAACGCTCCAGTAGTTGTGGAAGTAGATGCAGTTGCATCACTGACAGTTAGTGCGCTGCTAAAAGTTTTTGCACCTGCCATCGTTTGAGTGCCGGTAGTTACAACCCCTGGATGAGTTGCATCGACTGGCTGAAGCGTTAATACTTGGCCTGATAAAGTCGCAGCATTCGCACTAGGGCTAGATCCAACAGCTGCTAATGTGACATCCCCAGTATTTGTACCTGATAAGTTAGAGCCACTTACTGTTGATGTAGCAGTAATAGTCCCAGTAACCGTAATGCCTGCAGTGCCATACGAGGCATTTGATGGCATGACAAAGCTTACGTTCCATGTTCCGTTTGATGTTGAAACGTCTGTTGCCATCATAGTAGCGTTGCCGCCAGCAGGGATAGTTGCTACGCCGCTACCGCCATTATTGTTTACTGTTAATGTTCCAGTGCTGTTGTTTGAGAACTGAAACATCCACCCAGTAGCAAGAGTAGTTGCATCGGGGAGAACATAAGTCTGAGTTGTTACTCCGGTTAAATCTTGGTTTCTGCTAGATCCTACCGTTAATGTGGTTGTTCCTGCAGCAGAGGCAGTACTTGTATAGTTTTGAACTAAGTTATTGATCTTCGTATTGGCTGAAGAATCTCTAAACATGATCGTAGATGCAGTCGCAGTGCTAACTAATGACACATCACTAGGAGCAGCTGCTCCGCCAGATATGTTGGCCTTGGCTGTGTTGTTAGCCATATTAGCCATCTTGGCATTAGTCACAGCGCTATTAGCAATCGTAGCTGCTTGAGATCCAGATCCAGGACCAGCTGTTACATCTCCAGTAAGCTGAGTAATCCCTGATCCACCACCTCCGCCGCCTGTAGTGTTAGCAGAGACTTCCCAAAGAGTAGTCCCATCTGAACTGAACTGTGTTGCATCGTATTGAACGGTTAAAGAAAGAGTAGCTGCTCCATTTATTGTATCTGATCCTTGAGCAGTAATGGTTACTGCATTTCCGGATGAGTCAATTTTAATGACCCGGAACATGTTTTTATTAATAGCAGGAGGCAAAGTAAGCGTAATTGCACCGCCTGTTGCGTCTGCTAAAATAACGTTGTCAGATTGAGAGATGGTGTAGCTAGCGGTAACTGTTCTAGAGCTTACATTTGACTCGAATGGGAACCTACCAATATATGTTCCTGCCATTTATTAGCCCTTCGTATTGAATGTGGCTGTTAAGCTGCCAGTACCACTGGTTCGGGTATATACGAGTCTTACCCAGTTATAATAAACCCAATCAATATTGTATAAAATGTTGACCGCGGTGGTGATTGATGCCGAAGTGCCTCCGATATCGATAAAAGTAGTTGGGGTTACTCCAACTCCAAGAGGGCTTTGAGGCGCATCACAAGATCCTTGAAGAACAAGCGTTCCTACTGGACTGCCTGTCATTACAACAGCCATTGCATACCCTAAGTATTGCTCAATTTGCATGGCATCAGAAGTGATTGTTGCTTGAGACATATCCGCTGCGGTCAATATCGTTTTATTAAAATATTGCATTAGTTATAAGCTCTCTAGTTATTATCGATACGTTCTTTTGGCGCTTATATTTTCAGGCCTATTGACCGAAAAGACAACTACATTGTGATGTTAGTCTCAACCTTAGGTGGACGCCCTGGAGATCTTCTGATCTCTTCTTGTTCTGGTTCTATGACTACTTCTACACAATTTGAATACGGAATTAAAAGCTCAAATGGCTTTCCTTTTCGTAGCAATATTTCATTATTAATCTTCTTAATCACTACTCCAACAGCAGATAATTCCATCTCTGCTCTATCTTGATCTGCATCAAAGCTGGTTTTCCCATGAAGGCCACCCAGATGGCATCTTAGATTTAATACTTTTCTATTTTTCATCTCATCTCCTAATGATTTGGTATAAAAACAGTGCCGCCCCTAGCCATATAATGGAAAGAGCAACCCAATCGCTCATGAATCTTTCCCGGCTATTCGTTTAACCTTCTGGTTGATCCCCCATTTCCTCTCACACGGAGCATCAGAGATTACCATTCTATGGGTTACTCCGTTTTTATCTTTCCAGTGGTGATCACCTTTTTTTAATAGCTTACTTGCTGCTTCAGGGTTTGAACGAAACAAACTAGTTCTAACGACCCATGAATGAAACCCACCAGCAATATGAGTGTAATCCGACCAGACCTCTCCGTCTGGGAACATTAGGTAGTAATTGCAATACCGAATTAATCCTTGTGTTGAGTCTCTAGGAGCTGACGATGAGTTTTTTGTTTTCATGTTATTTCCTTCTTATAAGGCATATGGATCATAAATAATTTCTGGGTACTTTTTAATGAATTCATCAACGGCATTCGTCCAATGACTGAAGGTGATATGCGATGGATCTATTAGAGCTTTCTCAAATAACACTCTAGCTATGCCCATGCTTCTATAAGCATCTTTTATGTAGATGAAGTGAACAACCTTGTTTGGTTCATAGACCAAATAGCCCGTGATCGTGTCGGGATCCCCTTTTGGGCACGCGATCAGCACTGCAATTGTTGGTTTTGAGAAGAGATAATCAATAATCTTATGATGCTCTTTGAAAAAGACATCATTTCTGATCCGTTTAGCGAAGTAGGATGCTTTTTTATACGTCTTTAGCCAACTAGAATAGATAAAGCTTTTGTCGGATATAGGGCTATATGATCTTAGTTCTAAATCATCTGGCGATATTGATAACAATTTTTCAGCCTTTATTGATCACGATTATTCAGATTCAGAATCTAGGGTAACACCTTTCAATATGGCAAGAAGTTCTTCTGTTGTCTTGCTTTGAAACTCTTTGATGGTCTCAATAGTTGCGGGGTTCACATCTAGATCAACGATTGTAGGCACTTTGCCAATTAGCCTATCTAAAATGAAAGATAGCCTCATTTGATCGCCTTTATTGATCGAGTGCTGGATTACTTTCATGATCATGAGATCAAGCGCTGTAGTTTTAGGATCCTGAATCTTTTGCGCCAATTGCTCTTTAGTAAGATTTAGACACGTTGAAGCAAGCTCAGCGAACCTGCTTTGCGTAAGCTTTCTTGCGGCTTTTGCCTCTGGAGACATCTTCGGACATCCGCCGGGATTACCGCTTTGTCCTTTTTTAAATCTAGTATCTACTGGGGGAAGCTTTCTTGTCATTGACAAACCCTAACTTATAGGCACCTGACCTATTCCCTGACCTCAGGCTTTTAGTCCACTATTATTGATTACTGTTCTACGTGGAACGTTGTTAACTTGGCACTACTGCTACTTGCAGTAGGGTATCTCTAAATTCTGAGAGCTGCAAGACTTGCGCTGCTTCATCTTGAGATACCTGAAACGTAATGTTCCAGCCGCCATCAATCGTAGTCGTAAGTTTACCGAAAGTCGCGATAAAAGTAATCCCATCATCATTTTTTTTATTTGGATTCATTCGTGATTGGCTCCTCACTTGTAAAAGCATCAGATCGTGTTTAAATCAAAAATTGAGAGCGTATGGATCAAAGCACTAGATTTTTAATTAAACGAATGGATGAGCTAGAGCAAAGGTTACTTCAGGAAATTAAAGAAGTACAAAAAGAAACGGCTAGGCTCAATTCCCTAAAGCACAAAGTGATCGGGATGGTAATAGGAGCAAGCTTCATAGTATCATCGATAGTGGGGATAGTGTTTAACAAATTTGGGGGTTAACGTATGAGCCAAGTATTATCGATTTTCCAATTCATTACATCTAACGGTCCACAGTGTTTAGCAGCTTTAGTGACTATTGTAGTTGCTTTGATTGCTCTGTTCCATGCGTTGATTGGTCTTTTTATGATGATACCAGGAGCGCAACCTGAAGCAGCGCTTCAAAAGATCATTGATAAATTACAAGCATTTGTAGATTTCGTATCTAAATTTTCTAAGAAATAAGTTTATGACCTTTTCTGGAATCATTACAGCCATTGGGAGTGTAGCTGCGATTATCAGTGGGTTTGTATGGCTAATAAAGCAACTACGAGGGACTGCAGAGGAAGCGGCCCAAGAGGTTGATAAAAAGGTTAGTGATGAGAAGAAGGCTGTAGAATCAGGGGGACGACCGAAATGGTAAACCTTGATCGTGTGATTGGGTTAATTTGTGGGGTGCTTCTTTCTGCAGTTCTTTTATCGTGTGTAAGTGCGGGGTTTCCGTACAAGTATTATCCCTATGATGCAACTGCTCACAAGCTTGTTGGTGCTGAACCTGTAGATGACTTAGATGATGCTGTGTGTTTACCAAGAACTGGTAATGTTAGGCCATGTACGGTTGTATTAACTGATGACTTTTTCAACTTAAAGGCTGACTATTTAAAAACTAAGGATCAATTAATACGATGTGAGCGTGGGGGGGATTAAAGTTTGAGCGCATTTAGGCATACGAATGAATCACCTGTTTGCCCGTCTTGTGCTGATAAGCTTTTAAGTGCAGATCCTAAATTAAGAGATTGGTTTAACGAAGTTGTAAAAGAGCAGTTTCCCGACTGTCACGTAAGCTGGGCGTTTCGTGGACAAGCTGATCAAGATCTAGCTGTTAAAGAAGGCAAAAGTAAGCTCACTTGGCCACATTCTAAGCATAATTTTTGTGGCCCAGATGGGACGCCAATGGCCAAAGCTATTGATCTGTTTCAACTAGATGACTCGAATGTTGCTGCTTGGCCTTGGAGATATTTTAAAAGCATCAGTGGATACTTAGATCCCGGTATGAGCTGGGGTGGTGATTGGACTACTTTTAAAGATAGCGATCACTATGAGTTGGATTAAGTATACCATCTATCTCTGTTTTGAGATCTTTGGTCAGTTTTTCCGATTCTTCTTTTGATTCCGATATAATTAGCTTTTCACAAACAGTTTTTAACGCTTCGTACTTATTTCTAATCATCATGCATAGATGCTGAAGTTCTACGATTTCTTTTTCTTGTTGATCTAGCTGATGCTTAATAAAATCTGGTGTTAGATTACTCATAAGTTGACCCCTTTAATTTAAAAGCAGCTCTTTTGATTCTACATGGTTAATTATCTTTTGAAGAATCTCGTTCATAATTTGAGATATCCTAGATCCACTTATTTCTAAACATGCCCCTATGTCTTCATAAGATAGATCGTGTTTGAAAAACAAAATGAACATAACCCTAGGCTTAAGATCTAGCTTTAAAATTGACGCTATGGCTTCTATAGTACTGTCTTTCATTTGATAGTCTGGTGCCTTTACATTTATTTCATTTATATCTTGGGTGAATCTTAAGGAATCGATTGTTTCTTTTCTTTTGGATGCTGGCTTATCTTTAGATGCTTTACCAAATAGCTCTCTTTGATAATCTATAGCTAGCATTTCTATTGATGCTGCTCGTCCTTCTAGGCGTTTAATAATAGCCCAAGATGTGAACTCATCTACTTCGCTTGAGAGGTTATTTTTATGAGCTATTTTATGACAATAGAATTTGAACTTTTGGAACGTTTTATAATCAAATGCTTGTTTGATTAATTCACGCTTTTGTTTAACTCTTCTATTTGCTGTTTTAACTTGATCTATGGTTATTTTAAAATGTTCTGCAGTTTGCCTAACACCGTGCAATTCGCAATATGAATGGATTCTTAGATCTAATCCTTTATCAGACTTTTTCATTCTTCTTAGATACTAACAGATCATCATAGACAATCTTTTCAGATAATTCGAATGCATCGACCAATTCATTAATGGAGAACCTATTATTTAGGTATAAGTTTACAGCCATTTGAAGCGTGGACAATGCTGTAACTACTCTTTGGACTTCTTCTGGTTGCTTTTTTTCTAACAGCTTAGTTAATGCAGTTGCCATGCTTTCCTCCTATACATGCTTACTTTATTAGTTATCGTCATTGCCATTTTTCATGGCTTCCTTATTCAAGCGGGCTACGTGTGTAAAATCATCACAGACCCAATCCATCGGGATAAAATGTTTGGGTATCTTATGTAATGCACACTCAATATGTTCTGTATTTTTGTAATCAAGCCTATTTTTATTATAATCACAGTCAAAACAAGCGCTCGATTCTCTGAAATTTGCAGTTTTCATGTTTTTGTTATTCTAACTTTGTGACACTTAAAGGGTTTTTATAAATCATTTAACGCCCTTAATTTTACATGTGGGCCGGTTTAATTGTTTAATGACCTTCTCCAAGCTTTTTAAAAGGGTTTTTGCTTTCTTTCGGTGCTCTATTACCGATGCATAATTTATGAATGGCTTATGAAACGCTGAGATCGCTTTGCAGCTGCATCTCTCATCGCCATAATTTTCGAAGATGTGATTACCATTACCTTTGCACTGTCTTTTTTTTGGTTCTTTTGTTTTTAAGTTTGATTGCATCGTTTATCTGCGACTCCTGATAAAACTTATGACCTCTCACCGAGACTTTTGCTGGCATAAACACTTTTAGTTCAGCCCATCTTTTAAGAGTAAGCGTATGGACGCCGACCTTTTTTGCGAACTCTCCTGATGATAGGTATTCAAGAGTCTGGGAAGTCGAATTCTTGGTCATTAGTTTTAAATCCTTTTTTGTATTCATCGATTGCTGATAATAGTTTTTGGTAATCAGCTTTTGTAATGTTTTTAAATGAGTCTTTATTTGCATTGTTTATTAAAAACTCCTTACATTCTTTATCTGACAACCCAAGCTCATTAGTTAACATTTCATAAATGATTAACCCATCTGACTTTACAGGAGCAACCTTGGGTGTTGAATAAGATGTATTTACTGGTTTAATCCCACTAGCTTTATTGCCATCATCATCTTCATCAACGGATGCGGTATTGGTGATTGCAGCAAGAGCGTATCTTTTTGCATAGGACACAGCAGAGCCTATAGCTTGTGCTGAATTATCTTTTGCTAGAATCGGGAAATCGGATTCTATCCATTCTCCTGATTTGTGAATGAGTCTTGTTTCAAGCACCCATCCTTCTTGTTTGTATGCAGCTCCTTGAATAATGGCTAGCCCATGGATCTTGAATGCTTCTCTATAGGATTCGACAATGTCGAATAGGTCTGAATACTTTGATCTAAAGTGCGGGTTTGCTCCGCTCTTTAATGCAGCTTTAATATCGCCTTGTGCTTTTGTTATGGCCTCACTGATGGCCTGTATTTGTTCACTTGTTCTCATAAGTGTTCTATACTATAGACACACATATAGCGCAATGCAAAAGAGCTAGCCCATGAGGTTTTAATCTCACAAGCTAGCTCTTAGGTTTGCTTTGAAAAAAGGATCTTATTTTTGGCTAATATAAAACACGAACAACTTCAATCAAATAACTCGAATCAATCTCAATTGTAGAGAGGACATGGTCTTGACCAAACTTTATACATCGTTTTGTTTACTTTGGAACACAAAAAAACTGGCCTGCCATTTGCTTTATAACTCTCTTATAGAGGAGCAAAGTTATATGATTTTTTTAGCAGTTATCGTTGCCTTAGGATTGATTAGGAAAAAAGGGTCTGTATACTGGCAGCATTGCTTTATTGCCTTCATCATACAGTCAGTAACCTCTCTACTGTTTCATGCCAATACAGGGCTATTTGGACCCTTTATCTATAAGGATTTAAGCGGTGCTGCTTTAGTGATGGCAATGGGATTGGTTATGGCTATCGGTTGGGGATTGCCAATATACTTTGTTAGACGCGGTTTAAAAGCCTAGCCACCCAAGATTCGCTCCAGGATAGCTAGGCCTTATCATTTACGTTGGTTTGGTATAAAGTTCGGTTAGTAAGATACAAACAAGTGTACTTGGAAATTTCAAACCAAATTGCACTTTGCTTAAACGTTAACACAAGATCTGATTTTTGAAATTCTTTGATTAACTTTTTTGCCTATTTTTTTCAAAACCCACGACCTTTTTAAATTCGTTTTAACGCATCGTAATGTAGTGGTTGATGGGTATGCTCGTGCCAGTCTTTTTTCGTTTATTATAGAGCCATTTAGACCCATTTAAAACGATATCGGAAGTGCTGTCGTGACCCGTAAATGCACTTTTTGGTGGTTTTAGACCCTAATTTCGGAGTTTTTCCTGCCCATCGAGCATTTGCACATCACGGGCATTTTTTATTTCCTGAACGTTTAACTTTTCTTGGTTCCGAGCAAAGCGCATCATGTGAGCCCGAATTCGCTTCACTTGATCCACTGCCATAATCTCCCGACAGATGCTCTCAGCCCATTTTAGCAGGTCATAGTCGGCTTGGTTATTTGTATTAATTTGCGCAATTGCTTGGAGCCATTCTCCGTTTTTTTTTGCTAACACAGGTTCTCTTGGAATGCTCGTCTGTAGCCTATCTCGAACGTATTGCTCCAAGCTTTGCCCCCTAATTGGGTAAGGCCTAACAGGGTGATCCGAGAGCGTGTCAGCAAGCAGTAACGCCGTGAGTTTATTGGCTGTTTCCTGATTAATTTCTCCCTTGCTGAGAGATTCAAAAATGATTTGTGCCTTACTTTTTTCGCTGTTGTTCTTATTGCCAAATGCTTGTTTTTCCATGCTAATCTAGACCCATTTCCTTTCGCAAACGATACAATTCTTCATCCTCTGGGTCATAGCCATGCTCCCCAGGTTTCGGCCTTCCTAGCGGCGCTCCGGGCTTTTTTTCGACCCGGTTATCGTATTTTCCTTCCATGATTTTGATGTGACTACCATCCTTGATTAAAAAGTCAAAATCCGCGCACCATGGCTTCCCTGGCGTTTTTCCAGTTAAAAAGTCGCTCTTCACAATGCGCTTGATCACCGCCTCCCAGTAGTCCGGATCTGAATTTTCATCGAGTCGTTGGCGAATTAGCTGCAGGCGCTCTTGGCTCATTGCCATCACCTTTGTTAGTTGACCAGAATGCTCTTGCCAAAGGTCTACCAGGATCCCCCCTAAAAG